ATAATGAAGATGTTGACGCCAACTGCTACGAACAAAAACGCTATCATTACTGCTTCCCTTGCCATATGTATGCTATAATTTAAGTGTAATGGTTGAAGTCTGTTTCAACTTCACTTACTACACTAGCAAGCTAGTAAAGAATGTCAAGAAACAAACCAAACTAAACTGTTGATAACCACAAAATAGTCCTAATACTAGACTTAAATTAGCAATAGATTAATTCCGCCCTTAATACATATGAGCGATAGCAAAGCACCAGTAACAAAGGCAGACCGACGAGCCAAATTCATGAAACACTACATTGAGAATGGTGGCAACATAGCAGACGCAGCACGGAAGGCCGGCTATTCGGAAAGTTACTATAACGACCAACCACAACAGCTACTAAAATCCGCCCTTAAATACCATAGACGCCTTATTGAGCAAACAGAGAGTAAAGGTGAAGAGTTAGATGACAAACTCGGGTTCTCAAGGGATGAGTTGGTTGAGCGCACTAGAGAATTACACGAACAGGATAGATCACCAAATGTAGCATGGAAGGTGAATAAAGCATTACACAGGAAACATGGCACAGAACTAGGAGAAGAAGATACCGCTAATACTCAAGCTGTACAGGTAAATATTCAAGTATCAGATGACGATAATCAGGAGAATATACACGACACAATTGAAGTAGATGAATAAGTAGCACCTGCAAGCTATAAACATCGCTTAAATGCCAAATATACCGCTCTAACACGCCGTTTCTTGGCGTTTTATTGTTTATGAGTGATGAATTGTTATGTGTCACGTGAAACACAGCAAAATAACACAGAAAAAAGCACCACTCTAAGCTCAATACACTCTAAGAAGCTCTTAAATGCTCTTAAAACGTGATTGTCCCCATAGTAAAGGCCAACATACTTGCTACAAACAAACGTTCCAATATGAGAGAATAATAGGCAATGTGTAGATGTGGGGGGGGTAGGCGTATCACCAGAGAGGATTTCGGGCGGTATATGGTGAGACTGCCACCAACACAAAATTTTTCTATTCAACACAAAATTTTTCTATATTTCAATTTTTTAATTTTATTTTTTACCCGAAAATCGGTTTTTTCCTAAAAATTTGACACGATTTCTTGATCTACCCGACGAAGTTAAGGGATATTTCAGACGTCTATAGGCATATATGGGGGTTTTGATAGAATATAGGGGGGTTTTGCCGATGTGGTATAATTTCCGCTTATAATAGGCGTAACTTACCTAATCTGGATATGACTTTCATATAAAGGTCTGTTTCACGTAAAACGTGTTAGAATACACACAATGATTGGAGAAGACCACGAGTTATGGGATAAATACGAGAAGATGGGCCAGAAATGGCTTCAAGGTGATTTGACCGTAGACTCATTCCAGGGATATGACCTGAATGAACAGCAGCATGAATTTGTTAATAGTCAAAAAAGAGAAGTTCTAATCTCTGGTGGACTCGGTTCAGGTAAGACTGTTGTACTGGGAATTAAATTGGCTCTTTTATGCATGTTCTTTCCTGACAACCGAATTCTTCTGGGTCGTAAAACACGGAAACTCGTCGAAACTGCTCTTTTGCCTGATATGTTTGATGTCTTTCCTGACGGGATTTATGATTATCAAAAAGGACCAGGTAAGATTGTGTTTGGCAATGGGTCAGAAATTCTTTTATGGGGTCTGGAGTCATCGAAAGCAGCCGAGAACGCCGATATTAAGAAGGCACAGCAGGATATTAAGTCCTTAAACCTCGGAGCTGCCTTTATTGATCAGCTGGAGGAGGTTGATAAAGAAGTTTACAAGACCTTGAAGGGGCGTTTACGCCGTAAGGTTGGGTTTCAACAAATAAATATGACCACAAACCCTGCTAATTACTGGGCATTTTCCTATTTTAAGCAGGAAAACCACTCCACAACCCACCTTATTGAGACCTCAATGCTAGATAATAAAGAAAATCTACCCGATGATTACATTCAAGACCACCTCGACAGCCCCGAACGATGGGTGAAAAAGTACGTTTACGGCGAATGGGACGAATCAATTCTTACTGAAGACGGGGTATTTGCCGAAGAACACATCAATCAAGCGAAAGCATACGTTAAAGAACCCGAAAAGACCTCCAAAAAGATAGATATTTACGAATCTCCGCGTGATTCTGTGTATCAGATTGGTGTTGACCCGTCATCTGGGGCGGAAGACCCGTGTTATATCACGTGTGTGGACAAATTATCGGGAAATCAGGTAGCTGTATTCCATGCTCACGTTCCGTTACATGCTGTAGCGGAGAAAGTCATGGATATGGCGGATATGTACCGTGGACTGAAAAAACCGAAGATTATTGTTGAGACCCAAGGTGGTGGCAATACGGTAATTGAAAAACTGAAAGAAAATAATTATAAACTGTACCGTAGAGAGGTGTTCGGCAGGAAAAAGGACAGGAAAACCGAGAAGCTCGGCTGGCATACAAACGCAAAGACAAAACCACAACTTGTGCACAACTTCCAGGAATTGTTGGAGGATAATTCGATTAAAATAAAAGATGAGCAAGTCCCGAATGAGATGAATACGTTTGTATTCAAAAACACAGGCTATGCAGCAGCCCAGGCTGGGTATCATGACGATGCTGTAATGGGCACAATGCTGGCTTACTGGGATGTTGAGCCGAAATCAAAAGGTGAACAGACACGTATTCAGTCCAGTATTCTGTCTGGAATGAACCGACCATCAAAGAATGTATACCGACAGTACGATTAGTCATGTATAATGAAAATTGGTAGGGGAGTCAAATAACCGATGGACGACTCCCATATTAGAAAAAAGCTATCAGATTTTTATGACTCTCACCGGATGCCTGGTGGGTTCTACTTCGACCATTCGGAAACACTCCGAAAGATCAACTTGTATGCCAATCAGGAGTTCAAGTCTGGTCGGATGGACAACCAGGGGTTCAGAAAATACTTCAAATCTATTTCCAAAGTGCCTGTTGATGTGGCACGGAAGTTCATTGATTTAGATACTAAAAACATCAGTGTTTTATCCGAGCGTGCTGGCAATGAGTTTGATGCCTTTATTGCTCGTCAAGACTTAGAACGCTGGATGGAAGATTCAAAGATTGCCAAGTTGAAAAACAAGATTCGTGATGAACTACCCCGAACTGGTCATGCGGTAATAAAAAGACACAGCGGAAACGATTGGGACTTGGTGCATATTGAAAACCTACGCATGGATACATCTACCGAAACGCTCCGTGATGGTGGATGGGTAATCGAACAGCATATACATTCACGAGCCGATATAGACGAAAAGGACTGGGATGACAGCAAAAAGGAAAAGCTCAAAAGCCGTGTATCCGAAGGTGAGAAAGTGCTCATGTTTGAGTGCTATTACCAAGAGGGTGGTGACTGGAAGCGTGTCATCAAGGCTGATTTGTTTCGCCGTGCTGATGAATCTTCTGAAGCCAGCATTAACGACGAACAAGTTTACGAGCCATCAATCGTGGTTCGTGAGGAAGAGAAAGTAGACTTTCCATACAGAGAAGTTAAATTCTCCGATGTCCGTGGGCGTTGGCTTGGACGTGGCTTTATTGAACTGCTATTCGATGCTCAAGTAGCCGTTAATGAGGCCGAAAACCTTGAACGAAAAGGGCTATACTTCACATCACTACACCTTTACTGGACACAGGATGAGGATATTGGTGGGAACAATGTACTAGAAAACATGGCAAATGGTGATGTCTTGCAGGCAGACGGGTTTAATCCTGTCGCTAATGAGGAAAGAAACCTACCAGCCTACAACGCAACTCAGTCACGTTGGCAAAACCACATCCGTGGCACAACCTTCACCAGAGATGTAGCTACAGGAGCCAACTTGCCAAGCCGAACACGTATTGGTGTAGCCGAACAGCAGATGAACGCTGTATCCAGCTTCTTCGAGGAGCTAAAAAGGGAACGATTTGGCATCTTTATCCGTAACTGGATCGAGGAAGATGTCATGCCGAAGTTCAAGGAGGATCAGAAAGAACGCCACAGGTTGATGTTCAGTCAAGACAGTGATTACATTGACCAGCTTGATGACTTTATCGTCGATGCGAAGGTAACAGAAGAAATTACCCGCGTTGCCGAAGAGACAGGCTTCTTCCCGTCCCAGCAACGCCAGGAGGAAATTCGTGAGAACGTCCGCAGCCAACTCGACAGGCAGCAAAACCGCTATCTGGAAATTCCCGAAAACTTCTACGAGGATATTGAGTACAAGATTGACATTACTGTTGTCGGGGAAAGTATGGACAAGTCGGCAAAACAGGCTACTGTCCAGCAGGCTATCCAGCTCCTGAACTCGAATCCTGGCATCATCAAGAACAAGCAGACACGCAAGTTCTTCATGAAACTTCTTGAGCTTGGTGGCGTATCGCCTGTGGAAATGGGCCTAACATCACAATCGCTTGATCGACAGCAACAGCAGCAACAGGGTGAGCAAGAATTACAACAGGGTGGTTCAATCTCTGCCCCACGGCAGCTACGACAACAATTACAAAAAGTAGCTCAATAAAATTATGTCTTCAGTCTGGAATAAATTAGGACAATCAAATGTTGGTAAGGAACTGGTAGAGAAGCTGCGAGAAAAGCAGCTGGAAGCTTGTGACTGCCGTAATTGGGAAGATGGAGAAAACAAAGAATCGGCACTGCACGCATCACGACTAATCGAAGATATTATTACGAAAATACAGAAAAACTCACCAACGGCAAGTAAGAAAGATGAAGCGAAAAGCGAGTATGATTAGTTTGAGCGTTGAGTGTGGCAGGATTTGTTAGTTGGTCCTGCCACTCCCAGCGTTTAAGCTGGACGTTATTGATTTGGGACAAAACCCATCACAAATGACTAACATGACAAAACATGCCTACAAATGACCAAGGAGATGGTGATGCCCAAGAAGCCACTGAGGACAAAACCTCAGACGACAACAATGACGATGTCCTCTCATCAATTGAGGATGAGGAAACCAGAGAGAAAGTTCGGAAACAGCTAATTTCCGAACGAGAGCAGAAAAAGCACTGGCGAAATAAAGCCAAAGATGAAGGCGAAAGCGACAGTGCAGATAACAGTGGAGAGAATGACGAAACGGACGACGCTCCTGACGTATCGAAAGTGAATGAGCGTATTGACAGACTTGAACAAAATCAGAAGCTAGCCCGTGACGGCTACTCTGATAAAGAGATTGCCGAAGCACGTGCATATGCTGAAGGTAAGGATATGGACGTGACAGAAGCAGTCGAAACTGACTTTGTTCAGTCGGCCATTCAGTCGATGCGTAACAAGCAACAGTCGCAGGAGAACACTCCTGGACCATCCTCCCAAGTACAGTTGGAAGAGGGTAAAAACCCTTCTGACGTCCTGAATGACGACGAGGCTAGCGATGAAGAGAAAGACGCAGCTTTGCAACAGAAAGTTCAGGAACATCTTGGGGAAGGTCGGTCTTCACACGAATAACCTAACTTATGCCCATCACGAATGACGTATTTACGGGTCCTGGTGGTAATACTGGTGGCTCGGAAGACTTAGAACCTGTCGTTCAAGAGGTGTGGACTGACATCCTTCAAGAACCTCGGTTCGAGAACGGAACTTTGATTAACTGGGCAACCGACCTATCAGAGTACATGTCCGAAGGAGGTGATATTGCTCACGTCCCAGGCATCTACACCAACGAGTTCTCACCAAAGACTCAGACCAACCAAGGTGACGAGGTCAGCACAGAGGCGGTGGCTGCAACAGACACCACTCTTAAGGTTGACACTCACAAGTACGTCGCCTTCATGATTGGTGACCGCGACATGGTTCAGATGGCCCAGAAGTACGGCCTGAACGAAGCATACGTCAACGAAGCCAAGGAACTCTTGATGAAAGAGGTTGAGGACGCTCTGTTCGGTCTTTACTCGGACATCACAAGCTATACTGTCAACAACGGCACTACGCCTGATCAGATGCAGGATAGCGATGTTCGAGAGGCTATTGAGCAGCTGGACTCCAACGAGCACGTAGACCCTCGTGAGGAGGCAGCTTTGTTCCTTCACCCATTCGTCAAGTGGCGTCAGCTTGGTGCAGTTTCCAAGTACTACGATGAAAGTCAATCCAACTTTGACTTCCTGCGAAGTGGTAACTTCGGAAGCATGAACACTGACGATGGACTGTACGATGTTCCTATCTTCACTTCTAGCCGCGTTCAAGTGTCTAGCAGTGTCTACAAGAACATCCTTTGTACTCGTGAAGCCTTTGGTTTCGCGATTCAAACACAGTTCACTCCTAACGGAGGCACAGGACGATTCCGTGCTCAGATTGAGTACCGTCCTGAGAACCTGGCTACGTTGGCTGTAGTAGACGTCATCTATGGTGTCACAACTCTTCGAGAGAGTGACGCTGTACTGATTGGCTCGAACCAGATAGCTGGTCAGCCATAGACACTAACCAACTAACAGGAGTTGTTCTGGCCCCATTTAGCCTTTCTGAGTGGGGCCAGCAGAAAGGCAACAACTATGCAAACAACTATCCTATCTTTACCACGTTCAGGAAGCTCACTGCTCGCAGGGATGCTACATGACAACGGCGTTTCCATGGGGGATGAGTTTAATCCTGCTGATAATCACAATCCATCAGGATACTTTGAAGACCGCAAGCTCGTGCATGTGATAAAGGCAGGCGGATTAGGTGATTACATTAAGGAAAGAATGGAAGCAGAAGAGGGCTGGGGCATGAAGCATCCAGAGTTATGTGGTAAGCTGGCTGAACACGAGGATTTATTTGATGATTTACGGGTAATTCATTTGCAAAGACCCTTTACTGATGTGGTTATGAGCCTGGATAAGATGTTTGAGATGCCCCTACAGGAGGCAAAAGAGAAGAAGTACCGCAAGGAAGATGACCTAGAAGAGTTGTCAGCACCCGTTTTGGATGTAGAATTCTATGAGTTAGTAGATAACCCAGAGGAAGAATACGCCCGGATCTGTGATTTTTTGGACATTGAGCCTGACTTTGATGTTATCAACCGCATTGATGATGACCATGTTCACCACCGTGATACAATAGACGCACATGGCAACAACTAACGAAGAACCAGACCACATCCCCAGAGAGTCTAACGACACCATTTACTGGGTAGAGCGGTATAATCCGAGAAACGAAGAGACGCAGGTATTCATGATGAATAAGAAGGAATGCCAGCGTAAGTTCTATGAAAACACAAGTATTTATAACTACGAATGGCGGTTTATCGGCAGGACTGACGGTGAGACTTTAAGGGGTGAGCAAAAGAAAAACCAGGAAGAGATAAAGAAGCTGGAAGAGGAAAAGAAAAAGTACGAAGACAGACTGGAAAGGTTTGTTGAGAAAGAGGATGAACTCCTGTTTGACGAGCTTGTTGACGATGACGATGAGCAGTTACAGCGTGTTGAGGAGCGTCAAGAGGAAATGAAAGACAAAATACACGAGATAAACGAGGAGCTATCCGAAAAGCGTGGGGCAGCGTTTGAAGAGGCGTACGAAAAAGAACTACAGAAAGCCCGTGAGAATGATACGGAGTTGCCAGGTGCACCCGAACAGGTCATTTCATCTAGCCGAAACTCACCAAAACAGCAGGAGAAACTTAAAAACATGTTAAGTGACCGATAACTATGCCAGAAAAATTTTCACAAGCAGACGTCAACCTGGAGCTTGAACGCATTAGCCGTAATATACCTGATGAGCTGCTAGATAATCTGTACAAAGAAGAGGAGGCTAATGTGACTATCAAGACTGTTATTGCAAAAGCACTTGATGATGACGACTTCCCTGAAGAAAAAAAGGAACGCTACCGGACATTACTCAACAGTGGCGAACTTGATGGTACTGTGGAACGGGAGCAGGAGGACGTAAGGGAAGAATTAGAGCAGTGGCTGGAAGACGAGATACAGAAATCAATCAAGGCTGGCCGATTACCCGACCGCGACTCGGAGGAATATAAACAACTAATTAACGATTTTCAAAATGATGACGAACAAGGAACATCTGGAGGGTCTGATGAATAATATTAGGGGTACAATTGTGCAGTATGTGGCTCGTATTGAGTTCACTAAGCACAAAAGAGACAATGCAGAAGATGAGGAAAAAGAGGCAGAATTACAACTGGAGGTTGACAAGTACCAGGAAAAACTAGCTGACGTAAAAGATGAGCACTCTGATTACCTCGAATTTCTACAAGAAAACGAAGATGACATTATCGACCTAATTGAAGAAGAACATGAAATCGAATAAACAAGAGTTTTACAAGATGGAACGTGAAGATGGCGAAGTGTTTGAGGTTAAACACAACCTTGTCGAGGGTAAAAAAAGCCAAGGATATGAGCTAGTTGATGAAGAGCCTATCATCCGTGACCTGAACACATCCACTCATGGTAATCAGGACACACAGCAGGAAGAAGAAACACAGGACGAAGAAGATCAAGAAGATAAGAGCTTAGATGAGTTAAGCTACAACGAGCTGCAATCATTTGTGTCTGAACGGGCTGATGACTACAACGTAGTCGGCAAATCAGAGGAAGAGCTTGCACAAAAAGCTCAGGAATTGGTTGATTAGCCTTGTGATACAATGAAACCAACTAACAGGGGGATATGAAGTTGAGTGCCCTTACGGGCTTCTCAAGGCTAAATACCCATATCCCCCTACCACCTTGAGGGCCTGTTAGGACACTTAACTGTGTCCTCGACAGACTATGAAATTTAATAGCTCGAACTTAGAAGACAATATAGTTGATGATATAGACTTCTGGTGTGGCACAGATAGCACGTCTTTTCCTATTGAGGATAAGACACGCCGTGTCAACCAATGGTATTACAAAACGCAGAAGTTAATCCTCAACACTGATGGTCGTTTCCAGTTCCATGACAGGAACGACGGAAACCTGCCTGAAATGAGAGCTAACCTCGTAGACGGACAGGGGGCTTACGAGCTTCCCGATGACTATATTGAGGTTCATGCAGTAGAAGTTAAAGACACCAACGGGGATTTCTACAGGTTAGAACAAATTGACATCCAGGATCTAGACTACTCAATAAGCAACTATCGGGACACCAAAGGTGCTCCTGCTGAGTACGATCTTACTGGCAATGTCATCCGTTTCTTTCCTGCACCCGACAAAGACCAGGTAACACTCTCTAACGGATTTAAGGTATACATCAGCCGTAGTGTGTCCGTGTTTGATACCTCGGATACAACAAAAGAGCCTGGCTTTGACAATGCTTACCATCAGATTTTGTCTCTGGGTCCATCAGCTGATTATTTGTCTGTCAATGGTACGCAAGAAGACCACGACAACGTAGTGACGAAACTGGAAACATTACAACAGCAGCTTAAAAGTGACTACTCTAACCGAAATGTTGAAGGCGGAACTGCTGTACGGCCAGAACGAACTAACTCTCTTGCTTACCACTAATTATTAGTAATTAACTACAGAGAATGGATAACTTTCATGACACACAGAAACTGAAGGGGCGATACTCCCTCACAATCCGAAAGCCAAATGGAGACACAAAACAGGTTTGGCAACCGAACAAGCTCGGTTTTGCCATCCTAAAACGTGTCGGTTTCTCTGTGCGTATTCCGTTCATTACTGGCAACTGGTCGGACTCCTTTGAGACCCCGAATCAGATTGTCAACGATGGACTAGAAGCTGCTGTCGGTACGACAGGAGTTGATGCTTTTGACTACCTAGCACTTGGTACAAGCTCAACCGCTGTGTCTAGCTCTGACTCATCTTTGGGAAGCGAGCTAACAAGTGACGGCTTGTCTCGTGCTCAAGGTACAACCTCAAAGACAACAACTAACGTAACTAACGATACGCACGAAGTCACCAACACATTCACGTACAGCGGTAATACGTCTACCACCGTGGAAGAGTTGGGTGCTTTCGATTCTTCGAGTGGAGGAACAATGTTCTCCCGAACACTAACTGGTGGCAAGGCTGTTGACACCAACGGCGAGACCATTGACGTTACCTTCAAAGTAACCGCTAGCTAGACATGAATGGAGGATACGGTTCGGTGGGCTATGCCCAGATTAATCAGCAATCAGGAGGTATCAAGATTAGCGTCAGTGAGACATTAGATCTATCTGACAGCTTTGACGGCGTTGCTTCCTACCTGTTTACTTCATCCGAATCGTTATCTCTTAGCGAAACTACCACTGCATTACGCAATAGACTAATTTCCACTTCGGAAAGCCTATCGCTTACAGAAACCTGGTCTTACACGCTCAGTCTGTTAGTAACTACTGACGAGACGCTTAACCTATCGGAAACATTTAACAGCGTAGGTGGTTACATAGCTGATATGACTGAGAGCATTAGCCTGTCTGACACACTGAACGCTGAGGTTCCGATAAAGATAGAAATGATTGAGACACTTAACTTGAGCGATACATCGACACTGGAATACAACTTCAAGGTCGTTATTGAAGAGACTTTGGACATTTGTGACGAATGGATTGGTGGCTGGTACAGGTACTCTGATGCACCAGAATCACCAAGTTACTCTGGAGAGAGCAAAAACTCCACTAGCTACACAGGTGAAAGCAAAAACTCTGTAGAATCCACCCTAGATAATTGTTAGCAATGGCTTTAGATAATACGAAAAACTTTGCCCGTGACTCACTCAACGAGGACTTAACGAACTCCGAGACTGATGTCACTGTTAATGACGCAAGTGTACTCCCCGACCCTGCGAACGGCAATTATAATATTGTGGTTTGGGACAACGGTCAGTACCCGAACCCAGCAAACGACCCTGGCGCAGAGATTATGCGAGTTACGGGGCTATCTACTAATACTTTTGCAGTAAATCGTGGTACAGAAGGCACATCAGCTGTAGCACACTCCAATGGCGATGCGGTAGCCAATCTGCTTACCGCGAAAATGATAAATGATATTGATACCGAGCTTGGCAATAAGTTTGATAGTGCTGGTACAGCCCTCTCTTCTTCTGGCACAACAGTAAACTTAGACGAAAGTTATAGTCCAACATGGACTGGAAATCATGACTTTACAGGTGCGAACCTTGATTTGCCGACAGCAACAGCACCAACACCAACAACCGAGGGGCGTATTGAATGGGATACTGATGATAATTCAATCAAGGTCGGAAACGGTAGTGGCACAACAACACTTGTAACTGGTACAGCCGGAACCGATCAGAATCTTATCAAGTGGGATGCAAACGGTGATGCGATTGATTCAGGTATCGCTGCTAGTGATGTGGTGACGCCTTCGTCTACCGATACGCTTACCAACAAGACAATAGATGCCGACGGTACAGGCAACTCTGTTTCGAACATTGGAGCCGGTGAAACCAAGCTAGGTGATGGACTGGAAGGTGACGGTTCGGACAATATTAAAACCGAAGAGATGTACTCCTTTACGGCTGGCCACAGGCAACTTGCTGATGCGCTAAGCAATGAAGAGCTAGACCGAGTTGTACTGCAGACAGGAGAAACGCTTGTTATTGACCGTATCGAATTCAGACAGAAAGGTGGTGGCAGTAGCACGTCGGCCAGTGTTCGTGTTCAGGATACGACAGCAGCAACAACGATTGGGTCACAGGATCTAGGCGGCACGACAAAGAACCCAGGTAGCTCAGGAACAGCGAATACAGTGCAAATACAAGTTAGCAATTCAACTGGTTCGTCCATTAATGCTAGTGTTACAGTGACGGGACGAATCACAGGTGCGTAATAACAATCAATTATGAGTATACAGGAACTAAAAACAGCAATTGAAAATACGGGACGTGAAGTTGTTCACACCGAAAATGTAGGCAATGTTAATTCAAACTGGAATGAGTGGCGTATTAAAGTGTTTGAGACTGATGGCGATGTTGGTAATTCCACAGGTTTCCACTTTTACGCCGATTCAAACGAATCGAACATCAAATTTCAAGGCAACAAACCCGATTATCTGAAAACGTCCACGGGAGAGAAGTCTTTCCGCGAGAAGCTGGATGAGACAATCCAAGCAAAAGTGAATGCTGGTGACATCAAGTACGCTTCCTATGAGGGTGATGGCTATGGTGTGAACGAAGATGTTAACCGAGCGAGAGTGCTTGTTGTGCAATCGGATGGTACAGAAGTAACGGAAGTTGTCGGTCTGGATAGTAATGACAACCTAACGTACGTCTAAAATGGCTTCTTCGCCCTTTACAGAAAGTAATTGGTCGAATTTTTTTGAAATCACTAGTGATAATACTCTGGTGGATAACGCCAACGATAACAT